GAAGGAACCGACGAGATGTCGCGCAACGTGTTCGACCAGACGACCAACAACGGTCCGTCCAACGAGAAGACCACCCTTACCCACGAGGACATCGAGGGCATCTTCGCGGATGCCATGGCGACCGGTTCCCTTCGCAAGGTGGCCAAGAACTTCGCTCTCCAGCACGGTGTCGAGAACATCGACGTCCTGTTCCCGGACGCGAAGATGGCGACCGGCGTCATCGAGCTCGACAAGCGCCGGACCGAGTGGGTGTCCGTCGTTCTCAACGGTATGCGTCACACCCCGTTCTCCCGGATCAAGACGCTCTCCGCCGACCTGACCCAGGAAGCCGCCCGTGCCAAGGGTTACGTCAAGGGTGCGTACAAGAAGGAAGAGTGGATCGGCGTCACCAAGCGGACCACCGGTCCGGTCACGATCTACAAGAAGCAGCAGCTCGACCGTGACGACATCCTCGACGTCACCGACTTCGACATGGTCACCTTCCTCAAGGGTGAGATGCGGCTCATGACCGAGGAGGAGATCGCGCGAGCGGTTCTCATCGGTGACGGCCGCGACATCTCGGACGAGGACAAGATCAAGGACCCGATGGGTGTCCAGGACGGCCTGGGTATCCGGTCGATCCTCAACGACCACGAGTTCTACGTCACCACCGTCAACGTCAACGTCGACGACGCCAACTCCAGCTACGACGAGGTCGTGGACGCCGTCATGGACGGCATGGAGTACTACAAGGGCACCGGTACGCCGACGTTCTTCACGACCATCCCCCAGCTCAACAAGTTCCTCCAGGCCAAGGACCTCAACGGTCAGCGGTACTACAAGAACCGCCAGGAGGTCGCCGACGCGCTGGGCGTCGACAAGATCGTCACCGTCGAGCCGATGAAGGAGGTCGAGGGGCTGATCGGCATCATCGTCAACCTCATGGACTTCAACGTCGGTACGGACCGTGGCGGCGAGCTGACCACGTTCGACGACTTCGACATCGACTACAACCAGTACAAGTACCTGATGGAGACCCGTATGTCGGGTGCTCTCGTCCGTCCGAAGGCCGCGATCGTCATCCGGAAGACCGCCGCGACGTCCGTCCTCGTGACCCCGGTCCAGCCCGCGTTCAACAAGACCACGGGTGTCGTGACCATCCCGACCGTCACCGGCGTGATCTACAAGAACGCTGCGGGCACCACGCTCTCCGCCGGTGCCATGTCCGCCATCGCTGCGGGCGCGTCCGTCACGATCTACTCGGTCCCGGACACGAACTACCACTTCGCGAACAACCAGGAAGACTCCTGGAAGTTCACGCGCGACCCCGCGTAGTAGGCAGGTCAACCAGTCATGCGATTTTCAGGAAAGGTGGGATACGGAGAAACTGTAGAAACCGCACCGGGCGTGCACGAAGACCAGGTGACAGAATTCACATATTTTGGTGATGTCATCCGGAACTCGCTGAAGTCCCAGAGCGGTGAGAGCGTCAACAACGACCTCTCGGTGAGTAATTCCATCAGTATCGTTGCGAACGCGTATGCCCGCGAGCATTTTACGGCGATTCGCTATGTTGAGTGGGCGGGGACTAAGTGGTCGGTCACTGAGATCGAACTGCAGCATCCCCGCCTTATTCTCAGGCTTGGGGGTGTCTACAATGGGCACACGCCTTGAGTTGCATACACTCCTTTTGGGGTTGCTTGGGAATCCGAACGTATATTTCCAAGCACCCCCGAACAATGAATTGTATTACCCCTGCATTATCTACGCCTGGGACGACACGAAAACCGACTTCGCGGACAACTCTCCCTACAGGCGCTCCAAGCGATATCAGGTGACAGCGATCGACCGGAATCCGGACTCACTGATCCCCGACGATATTGCTCAGTTGCCGTTGTCCTCAATGGAACGAACGTTCAAGAAGGACAACCTCAATCACTTCGTCTTCACACTTTACTTCTGAAAGGAAGTAACACATGACCAGGATCGCCTGGGACCAGGCCGGAGAGCGGGTCTACGAGACCGGTGTCGACCGCGGCGTCCTCTACCCCGTCGACAACGAGGGGAACTACCCCGAGGGTTTCCCGTGGAACGGTCTCACGACCGTCACTGAGTCCCCGTCGGGTGCCGAGGCCAACAAGACCTACGCGGACAACCGGGTCTACGCCGTCCTCGTCTCCGCAGAGGAGTTCGGCGCCACGATCGAGGCCTACACCTACCCCGAAGAGTGGAAGCAGTGCGACGGTTCCGCTACCCCTTCTGCTGGTGTGTCCGTGGGTCAGCAGAGTCGCCGTGCCTTCGGTCTCTCCTACCGCACCCTCGTCGGTAACGACCTCCAGGGAACGGACTTCGGCTACAAGCTGCATCTCGTCTACGGCGCGACTGCGGCCCCTTCCGAGAAGGCCTTCGCCACCGTCAACGACTCGCCGGAGGGGATCACCTTCAGCTGGGAGGTCACCACGATCCCGGTGGATGTTCCCGGCACCGACCCGGCCACGGGCAAGGACTACAAGCCGACGGCTCTGCTGACGATCGACTCCACCAAGGTCGACGCCGACGCACTCGCCGACCTCGAGGACTTCCTCTACGGCACCGTGGGCACCGATCCGACGCTCCCGCTTCCGGGTGACGTGCTCGCGATCTTTGCCGCGTCGATCTCTGAGGTCACGCCGACAGCCCCGACGTACAACTCGACCACTGACGAGATCACCATCCCGTCCGTCACCGGCGTGGTGTACAAGATCAACGGCACGACGGTCACCGGTACGGTCGCGATCACCTCGGACACCATCGTCAGGGCCTACCCGACCACTGGCTACCGCTTCCCGCCGGTCGTCCAGGACGAGTGGTTCTTCGACTTCTCGTAACCCATCGAATGACAGAAAGGAGACCAGAGAGTGCTTGTCGTAACAGTTCCTCTGCGCGAAGGATTCAATCATGAAACGCAGGAATTCGTAGTTCTTGACGGGTTCGAGCTGAAACTGGAGCACTCTCTGGTCACCTTGTCAAAATGGGAGTCACATTTCAAGAAACCGTTCTTGAGTGACACTGAGAAGTCCGATGAGGAACTGCTCTGGTATGTCAGAGCAATGATCCTCAACAAGAAAGTCCCCCCGGAGCTTTTCCTCCGGATGTCGAAACAGAACATCCAGGACATCAACGATTACATCGCGGATTCGATGACTGCGACGTGGTTCAATGAGCCGAAGACTTCCGGAAAGAGCCGAGAAAAGATCACCGCCGAACTCATCTACTACTGGATGATCGAGTTCGGGATCCCCGTTGAGTTCGAGCACTGGCATCTGAACCGTCTTTTGACTCTGATAAAGGTGTGCAGTCACAAGAAGGCTCCGCCCAAGAAGATGAGTCCAGCAGAAGTGATGCGGATGCGGGAAGAGCTCAACGAACAGCGTAAGAGAGAAATGAAAACGACAGGCTGAGGGGAGGAAGCTGAATGGCGAGGATCGTATGGGGCGCTACAGGCGAGCGTTACTACGAAAACGGTGTCGATCGAGGTGTTCTGTACGTCGGATCGCTTCCCGGTGTTCCTTGGAACGGTCTCACCTCAGTCAACGTGAGTTCCGACGGAGGAGATGCCAAGCCGTACTACATAGACGGCGTCAAGTACCTGAATCTTCCTTCTCCGGAAGATTTCCGGGCGACCATAAGCGCCTACACATATCCCGACGAATTCGGGGTCTGTGATGGATCGGTGAAAGTCCGTCCCGGTTTGTTCGCTACTCGGCAGAGAAGAAAGACGTTCGGTTTCTCGTACCGGACCATGATCGGAAACGATCTTTCCGCCGAGCACGGATACAAGATCCATCTGATCTACAACGCTATGGCTGCCCCATCGGGAGCGGACTACCGGACAGTCAGCGACAATATCGATCCGGAGGATTTCAGCTGGTCGGTAACGGCTCGCCCTCCAGTCACAACCGGCTATCATCGAACTCCTCATATCGTCATCGACAGCCGTACGACCAACGCTGAAACCATAGCGGTTCTTGAGGATATTCTCTACGGAACCAACGAATTCGAAGCCCGCTTGCCCGACTTCGACGAACTCGTAGAGATATTCGATGACAACGCCACGTTCGAAGTCATCGACAACGAAGACGGAACGTTCACAGTCATCGGTCCGGAAAGCGCCATTCAGATGCTGGACGAAGAGACGTTCCAGATCACTTGGCCGACGGCTATATTCGTCGACGAAGACTCGTACACAATCAGCTCCTAGCAGAAAGGCGGTTAAATGGCTACCGTCACGGGATTGACCGCCGCTGCGATGATCGCGATCCGTGATCAGACGATCGTTGAGGCTGAAATCACGGGTGGGCATCTTATTCTCACCCGGTACGACGAGAGTACAATCGATGCCGGTTCCATAGCGAGTGCTGTAGGTGCCGCGACGGACACCACAGCGGGTGTGGTCGAACTGGCCACCTCAGCCGAAACGATCGCCGGAACAGATTCCACAAGGGCGGTCACTCCAGCAGGACTTCTGTCCCTGGCTTCCACCAAGCAGCCGATCGACGACGATCTCACCGCTATCTCCAACATCTCTCCGGCGAACGACGACTTCATTCAGAGGAAGTCTGGCGTTTGGGTGAACCGTACTCTGGCTCAGGTCTCATCGGATCTTTCGGCAACTCTCCTGCCGAAGACCGGCGGCACCATGACCGGTGCGATAACCTCCAACCGATCGGCAACCACTGATGTGATTCTCGGTGGCGGGATCAGTGGTGATACCTTCGACCGAGTTCGTGAATATGCTGACGGCAAGCGCGAAGTCGGTCCGGGTTCCGGTGCTCGTGATGTGAACTGGTACCGAGCTAGCTCGGGACTCTGGCGAACCGACCACTCGGTGGATATCGTAACCAACCTTACCGTTGGCGGTACGGCTGGATTCACCGGAGCTTTCCTCGGCGCTTCCAACATGAATGTCGGTGCCTGGAC